CACGAGGCCGTACATTTGAGGGGCACCGTGATTACTCGGATAAAGCACAAAACTTTGTAGCAGACAAAGAAGATGAGGTCGGCGATGACCTCATTGTTTGGTACAAGGAAGTTTCTTCTGATGGCAAAACTCAAAAAGAGGGCTTGGCCCGACTTTCTGAAATTGAAATTGGTGACGGCGAAGCATCTGAGCTTGAAAAAATCAAATTCAAAGTTGTTTGGACTCGTAAGCCTAAAAAATCAGCAGTAGTGCCAGGATAATCTAAGGCGTGAAATATCACGCCTTTTTATTTTTTGAAAAGGAGCATAGAAACATGGTAGTCATTAAAAAAGCTAGTAATATCATTCCGATTGATTTCGGAGAATTCCAATTGGAATACATTGCGAACGACAAGGGTGTGAAGGAACTTGATAAGTTCCGCGAAGGCTTATCAAAGAGCTGGAAGAAAATTGAAAAGCTTTCTGACGAGAAAATCGCAGAAAAAGCCAAAGAAGTTGTCGAGGACGGTTGGACTCGTCTGTTTGGTTCAGAAGCCTTTGAAAAAGTCTATAAATTCGCAGACGAAGACACTACTATCGCATTCAATTATCTGATGCAGACCATTCTTGGGATTCAGAAAGAATACAAAGAGCGCAATTCAGAAGATGCCTTCAAGAAATATTTAGAGGGTTAATGATGTTAGATTTATCACGGAAATTGACAGATGAGTTGGTTATCGGTGATAAGGTCTACTCTCTCAATATGTCCTTCGATAACATCATTAGACTCTTTGAAATGTGGTGTGATGAAGAAATACCAGAACAGGTTAAGCCTTTCTTTGCTTTAAAAATACTTACAGGAGAGGGATTTGGGTCGTTCTCGATTGAAGATGCTATGGATATCTTCCAACAGGTTTTCGAGGAACACATCCAGCTAAAATCACTTAAGAATGTGTCGGTTGAGTACGACTTAGCCGGAAATGTGATGAAAAAAGAGCCTTCCACTCAAAGCAAAGAACCGCCTGTATATGATATTTCATTAGACGGCGATTTCATTTATGCGAGTTTCATGCAAGCTTACGGCATTGATTTGCTTGAAGAAAGAGGGAAATTGCACTGGAAGAAGTTTAATGCCCTTTTATCAGGATTGCCAGAAGGCACTAAATTCATTGAAGTCATCAAAATCAGGAAATACAAGTCAAGAAAGGGCGACTCTCAAGCTTACATCGATGAAATGATGAAGCTAAAGAAAGAGTATGCTTTGCCTGATTCTGAAGAATATGATGACGATGAAGATTATGATTACGATATGGAATAGAGAGGAGGTAATAAGATGGCAGATGGTAAGGTTGTCATCCAGGTAGATATGGATGGTAATAAAGCTCAATCGGGAGTGGCACGTCTAAAAGGGATGGTTGGCGGACTGACAGAAAGTGGAACGCAATTAGGTTCAGTCTTCAAGTCTGTCCTTGGTGCTAACATTGTTAGCGATGCTCTGATTTCTGGGATTCAATCCCTAGGAGGCGCTATAAAGGGTGTATTTTCTACCGCTCTAGACGAAGGCGCAAAACTTCAACAATCATTTGGTGGCGTTGATACGCTCTATACGACTGCAGCTGAGTCTGTAAAGCAATATGCGAACGCTGCGGCTTCGGCTGGTATCTCTGCTAATACATACGCAGAGCAAGCTGTTTCTTTCGGTGCCAGCTTGAAGCAAGCGCTCGGTGGTGATGCTGTGAAGGCTGCACAAATGGCAGACAAGGCTATCATGGCCATGGCTGACAACTCAGCTAAAATGGGTACGGACATCGGTTCAATCCAGCAAACGTTCCAAGGCTTCGCTAAACAGAACTATACCATGCTAGATAACTTGAAACTTGGATATGGCGGTACCAAAGAAGAAATGCAACGACTTCTTAAAGATGCCAGCAAACTCGAAAAAGCAATGGGCAAGAAGTTTGATATCAACAACTTTGCGGATATCGTAGAAGCTATCGACCTAGTTCAACAAGAGTTGGGAGTCGCAGGGGTTGCGGCACAAGAAGCGCAAACTACATTCAGCGGTTCGTTTGCAGCAATGAAGGCTTCGGCATCCAACTTCTTGGCGAATTTGACGCTCGGAGAAGATATTGGGCCGTCTTTAAAAACACTTATCTCTAGTACCTCAACGTTCCTTTTAGGCAATTTCTTGCCTATGGTTGGAAATATTATGAGACAACTTCCTCAAGCTATCGATACAGCCTTGGCAGAAGCTGGGCCAAAGATTGAACAAGGATTCAAATCGTTGTTTGCTTCGCTCGGAGTTGACGAGGGTGTTTTTGATGTTATCAAGGACACTTTTCGAGATGCTGTCGCGACAATCCAGTCACTCTTTAAAGAACTGACAAGCGAATCCAATGGATTTGGGAATGTTATCCAAGGGGTTGGGAATATCATTGAAATAGTGAACGTCAACATCCAGAATATGGCAATGGCTTTTCAGTTTGCGCTAGAAGCCTTCTCTGAGACAGGAGCAATCAAGAACGTCTACCAAGCATTTAAAGACTTGACGGATGCCGCTTTAGATCTTGCTATTAAGTTAGGCGATGCTATTCCTTGGGATATCGTAGGCGCCGCGGCTGGCCACGTTGTAAATGCTATTTCAATGGTCATCAGTTGGATTTCAAAGTTATCTCAATCAATAAGTGCGGATGTTTGGAAAGGTTTAATTACAGGTATTGGCGGTGCTTTGATTGCATTCAAGGCATTTAATCTCTTAAAGAGTTTCAATCCGTTCAAGTGGTTTTCGAAAGGTGCTAAAGAAAGCGCCGACGAAGCTGTAGGAAGTGTGACGAACTCAAAAAGTGCAATCGCTCAAATCTTCAAATCGATTTCAACTCTAATCAAAACAACAGGGACAGCAATCAAGACGGCTGCGACAGGAATTGGTGAAGGTATCAAAATTGCTCTTTCCGGACTGGCTCCGGTCATCCGAGCATTTGGATTAGCTTTGAGAACGGCTGGAATCGGCAACATCCTTGCACTTGGGGGAGCGATTGGTATTGCAGCGGTCGGAATCGGTGCTGGAGTGGCTATTATCGCCGCAGGTTTAAGTCTCATTGCTAGCCAAGGCGAAGGGGTGGCTACTATCATTAACGCAGTAGGGCAAGCTTTTGCCACGATTGCTACTGTGGTTATCGGAGCATTTGCACGAGCTATCGTTACGGTTTCAGGAGTTCTTCCAAATGTAACAGGCGCCTTGGCTCAACTCTCTCCTCTTGTCGTGGCATTTGGTGAAGCTATGGGAGCTGCCGCTCCTTTTATCACAGCTTTAGGTGAAGCCATTTCAGGAATTGCAACAGCAGTGACTCCGATCGTCGAGATAATAAGTGCTGCGTTCGTTTCAGCGTCTCAAATCATCGCTGATGCTATTGTTCAAATTGTCGAAGCGATAGCTCCATTTGCTCCAGCTATAACTGAAATGGTGGTTGCGATTGCTCCGTCAATTGCAGATATTGTTTCGTCATTTAGTAGTATGTTCTCTCAGATTAGCCCTATCATTGATAGCTTGTCTAACCTCTTGAAAACGTTTGGAGAACAAGTGAGCTCTATCTTGAAGAGCGCTGGTAGTGTAGTCGAGTCATTTGGTTCAGCGATTCGCAATGTGCTTGACGGAGTCGCTGGCATATTTGACAGCATCGGTAATGCTGCCTTAAATGCAGGCCTTGGAGTAAAATACATGGCTGAAGGAATTGCGATGCTCACTGAACTAGGATTGCTAGATTTAGCTGGAACATTAGCGACGGTGGCGACAGGTTTAACAGCTATTGCCGCTTCAGGTATTGCTTCAGCAGGTCCTGGATTGCAACAAGCAGGGATTGGATTGATGTTGATAGCTACATCTGCTCAACTTGCAGGCGTGGCAATACAGGAACTTCCTGAAACATTGACATCTTTTAGTGGCAGTGTTAGTACACTACCAGAAACAATGACAACAGTTGCTACATCTATGAGTGCTTTTGCTTCAGCAATCATGGCTTCATTTGCAAGCCTTTCTGGATCTATGTCTGGTGTTATGGCGCTTCAGACAGGTTTGATGGCCTTGTCTAGCGCTATGATGATGGCACAAAGTGGAGCTTCAGCGATGTCATCCACTTTAACGATGATTAACGCTTCAGCTTCATCAGCCACATCGGCCATTTCTCAGCTTGCGTTAGGCCTAGCTGAGATCGTAACATCGATTCAAACTGCTGAAACATTGATTTCCACTGGAGTGCAAACTAGCATGTCTCAGATTATTATTGCCGTAAACAACGGGATGACATCGATTGTTCAGAACGTACGCAACAATGGAAGTCAGATGGTTGCAGTTTGGAGAGTATCCGGTCAGCAACTTGTTAGTGCTCTCAAGGATTTGTAAATTCAGCAAACAATACTCTTTCTCAGATTGGGCGAGGAGTCAACCTTTACTCAAACGGTTCAGCTCTTATGGCTGGTTTGAAGTCTGGTATTGACTCAGGTTGGTCTCAGATTACTTCTAGCGTATCGAATATGGCTCAATGGATTAAAGACCATAAAGGGCCTGTTTCATATGACAGAAGATTGCTTATTGAGAACGGCTCGGCTCTCATGACTGGTTTGAATCAAGGTATTCAGACGGGATGGAGAAATGTCATGGATAATATTTCTAGCATGGCAGGAACTATTCAGGATGTAATTAACGACGATTATTCGGATATCGGCTGGCAGATTGGACTAGGTATTTCAGATGGCCTTAATTTGTCAATGGATAAGGTCACAGGTCATTTGGATGCTATTCATGATTATGTTAATGGTTTTAGCTTGAAATCGAAGAATCTTTTGACCGGTGCGACTGCTACCATGTCAAGTCAGCTTAAAATCGAGACGTTGAGAGGTAAGACACCAACCGATGAAACATCTAGCAGACAAGAAGCCTATATCGCTCATTCAACAAGTCTATTGTCAGATGTGATCGATAGTTTGTCAGAGTTGAGAGAGCAAGTAGCACAAGGTCAGATGATGGTCTTGGATACAGGAGAGCTCATTGGTGGTACTGCTTATGCTTACGATGAAGCAGTAGGAAACATTCAGGCATTGAAAGGACGGCATCGATTATGATTACTCAAATTAAGGAATATATCCAATTCGGTGATTTTAATAGCAAAGATGCTGGTT